CTCAATTCTATCACTATATCTTTCCGCATTTCACTTTTTTGTAGTAACTTTGCAAATCAAAAAACAATAAAAAGTACAAGTATGAGTATATTTTCAAAACTATTAGGCAAGAAAACAGCAGAAGGTGCTGATGAAACGGTACGTGTAGGCGGAATGGAAGATTTCATGACACTGATTCGTGTGTATTATCAGGCAGTAATGGCAGCTCAGCTGGGTATCAGTAACATTAACTTTCTGCCGGATTTGGCTGTATTTAAACGTACATTGAAGGTTCCTACGCAGAATAACAAACTTGGTATCGCAGAGCGTACACGCTGCCGCAAGATGCTGATGGATATTTATGGTCTGCCTGAAACTTTTTTCAAGGAAATCGATGGCTCTATCAAGCGCAACTGCCGCAATGTGAACGATATAAAGAATTATCTTTTCATGTTCCAGGGATTCAGCCAGGATTTGATGATGGTTATCGGCAACCTGATGCAATGGAAGTTCCGTATGCCGGGAGTATTTAAGAAGATGCTTCGTAACATGACGGAAAAAGCCGTACACGACATTCTGACAAAAGTAGACTGGAAGGATGATGGCGTACGTAAGACTTGCGGAAACATTCGTCAGTATCAGCATGCGCTGGGCTATTCTGAAAGTTGGATGACAGAATATGTCTATAACATCGTATTGCTGGCTAAGAAGGAACCTAAACCAAAAGCATGACGTTGGACGAACATTTGCTTTCAGGAGTGGAGCATCATCCGCTGGAGCCCTTTCTTCCGGAGAATGCAGTCTTGCTGATGCTGGGTAGTTTCCCTCCGCAGAAGAAACGCTGGAGTATGGATTTCTTCTATCCCAACCTGCAGAATGATATGTGGCGTATTTTCGGCTTCATTTTCTTTGATGACAAGGATTACTTTCTCACTCCTGAAAAGATATTTGATAAAGAACGCATCATTGCTTTTCTGCGTGAAAAAGGGATTGCTCTGTACGATACGGCTTCGTGCGTGCGCAGGTTGCAGGATAATGCATCCGATAAGTTTTTAGAGGTGGTTTCGCCCACGGATATTGGGTTGCTTCTTCAGCAGCTTCCTTCGTGTCGGGCGGTGGTGACTACCGGTCAGAAAGCGACGGATGTGTTTTGCGAGCAGATGGAAGCAAAAGAGCCTCCGGTAGGAGGGGGGAGTATGTTTCACTTCAGAGATCGGGAGCTGACCCTCTATCGGATGCCGTCTTCCAGTCGGGCTTACCCTTTAAAGCTTGAAAAAAAAGCGGCGTATTATCGTCAGATGTTCAATGACTTATCTTTACTGTAGAGGGATTCTGGAAAAATATTTTTCGAAATCCCTTGCAGTTTCCGAAATTTGTACTACTTTTGCAACCGCAAACACGGGAATAGCTCAGTTGGTAGAGCATCGGTCTCCAAAACCGAGTGTCGGGAGTTCGAGCCTCTCTTCCCGTGCCGAGATAAAAAGCTGTAACTGAATAAGTTGCAGCTTTTGTCCGTTTATAGGTCGGACAAATTTCGGACAACTAGTTTTCATGATGTCAAACCGTACTGCGTTTTCGAATTCGAAAAACGTAGAAAAAAATGTGTTCATCACTTAGAAAAAACGCATCGATTCAGAGTGTAATTTCGTACACAGAACCCAAGTTACATACTGGTAAAACATGGTATATTGACTTCACGGCATACGATCCGCTGGAACAGAAAATGAAGCGGAAAAAGTATATGCTGGATGGAATACCCAAGCTGACCGACCGCCGCCGTCGGGCAAATGAAATCATTACCAATCTTAATGTAAAGCTCCGTTCCGGATGGAATCCCTGGGCTAACGTAGAGAACTCCAGGCAATACACCCCGTATATAGATATTATCCAAAGATATCATATATATCTGGGGAAACTATATGCAGCTGGTACCATAAAGGAGAATACCCTGAAGGATTATGAGAAGCGCCTGCGAGTCTTTGAGGAGTATACAGCCAAACATATTCCGGCCATCGTGTATGCGTATCAGATTGACCAGTCTTTCATCTCTGACTTCCTGGATTACGTGCTGCTTGACCGGGATTCATCGGCCAGAACCCGGAATAACTACCGTACCTGGTTGTCTTCACTCTGTAACTGGATGATGGAAAAGCAATACCTTACTCATAATCCGGTTGAGAAGATTCGACAGCTGGCAGAAGAAGAGAAGAAACGTTCGGCCCTGACGGTTCCGGATATTCAGAAACTTAAGAAGTATCTCCAGAAAGAGAATCCACATTTCCTGTTCTTGTGCCAGTTTGCTTATTACACCTTTATCCGTCCGGATGAAATCTCCAATATCCGATTGGCTGACATCAATCTGAAGGAACAGAAAGTATTTATCGGCTCCAGCATCAGCAAAAACCGGAAGGATGGTATGGTCGGACTGAATGACGCGTTGATTAAGTCGATGCTTGATCTGGGCGTCTTTAATTCTCCCAATGATTATTATCTGTTCGGTAAGGGCTTCAAGCCCTCACGTGAGAAGGTGACCACCCGTGTGTACAGGAACTACTTCAATAAGGTCAGAGCAAAACTGAAGTTTCCGGACAGCTACCAGTTCTACTCTCTGAAGGATTCCGGTATCCGTGATTTGGCCAACGCTGAAGGAATCGTCATAGCCCGTGATCAGGCACGTCATGCGGATATTTCTACAACCAATAAATACCTGAAAGGTGCAGACATGACAGTGCATGAGGAGACTAAACATTTTGAAGGGAACTTTTAAGTGAAAGGGTAATCTGATTTGAGCTGCTTTTGTTTATTGGTCCGCTAAATAAAATATCCCCTCAGCTATTTTATCAATGCCTTTTGATGATATTTTATAATGTATCTCTTTGCAATAATATTTTTTGTTGCAAATTAGAAAAATATTATTCAGTTCATAAATCCTGTCTGCAATGAATTTGAAATGATATTCCAAGGACGTATCAATGGATCTTTTACTTTTGTATATTTGGTTGAACAAACCATTATCTCCATCTAATATTAAAGAGTATGATGGTAGCTCCAGTATGGATTGTGAACCGGTCATGGTAGTAGGTTTATTTATGAAATAATTATCATGGCATGACATAGGCATTTTGTCCCAATACGCTTCTTCGTGCTCTCCTGTACCCTTGTTAAGTGCTACACAGACTCCGTAATATATGCCGACATATAATTTATCAGGGATGTCACCTTTTACATCTGTGTTACCGTTGATAAGGTCATTGATTGCCTGGCTTTCCGTTTCAGAACGGACTTTTTTTATAGCAGGCCCTATCAAGTAATGGCTGGTCGTTTTACTGTATATTTCGATTGCATCTACTTGTGCCGGTATAATATCGAAAGAAGTTTTATTTTGACTTGTCGTATCTCCTGCATCTCTCAGCCTGTCTACGATTCTTAATCCTTTTACACTTTCATCGTTGATAGTATATTCTGAGACCACGTATTCCAGGTTGTAATCTGTTGATGTCAGCAGATAGGGGCCTGAAAAATACTGGTCGTAGTTTGTCTTGAAATCTCTGTACGAATCTTTCTGTTCTATCGTGCAGACTTCGCGTATGCCATCTTTTAGTTTGAGGTAGTTGTAATAGTCTTCACTCGGAAGATTGTAAGCTACGTTGTCATACGCATACGAATAACTCGTATCGGTGTCATATACTTTCTCCAGTTCATCCTCTATCACCTCATTGATAAAGATGATACCTGCGTTGTCAAAGTACCGGTCTATGTTCACTATATTGTACACTCCATTTATCGAATCAATGGATACAATGCATTTGAAGAATACTTCTATCTGTTCGAGAAATTCGTTGATTGTCCAGTCTGGAAGCAAGTCTCCCGGGTTGCTATTTTTATAAGGGTTAGCTACGAATATACGGCACCAGGTGTTGTTTTGCTCCAATTCGTTTTTCCCTTTTGTAAACCCCAATTTTTGTAATAAATTATCAATGTAATATAGCAGATAATATTGTGGAGCGATATTGTTTGCTCGTGTAAACGTAATATCTGCACCAACTTCTACCATATTCAATATATTGGAGTTCCCATCCTTGTCTATATAGCTGATAATTGGCGTATACACGGCCTTGTGGGCAGGATAAGTCCCGAAGAGGGTATTAATGGCCTCACTGGGTAATATTGACATTCCATCAAAAGGGAGTTGTCTTATACAGCTATCACCACCTTCATAATTCAGCTGTGAGTTGCCGGCTATAATCTGAATCTTCGCTGTATAGGATTCTATTGAAAGTATTACTTCAATACCATTAATCGCACATAGTCCGTTCACAATCAGCATAGCCTTGCGGTTTTTTATGCGGGTGGTTACATCTAATCGGTTGATATTTTTGTATATCTCACGATTGGAAGGGTCTCGTAAGTCTATCTCAATATCATAGGTATACGAGCCAACTCTGGTAAAGTATGGATTTTCTGTGACCAGTTCGAGTTCAAATTTACTCGGTAACTTCACTTCTTTTGAATCGATAAACAGCTGTGTCATGACTTTATTGTTCGTGTAACGTTTTTCTTCATTTTTTCTACTAACTGTTGCGCTTCATTTACGCCCATTTTACCAGTCGCTTTAGTATAGGTAAATATCGGCTCGTTTAATCTTTTGAGAAGTTTCTCCATGCATTTCATATTTTGCAGCATGACTGCCGTTGATTCCTGGCTGGATGATTCGGCCGTCTGATAGTAGTTGTTAGTTGTCATTCTATTTGCAGGTGATAATACGGCTGATACGTCTTTTGCAGTCAGGCTGCCGATGGTATTGTTTCGTTGTGCCTGGTCTATCAGGTCAAGAACCGGACGGATGGCTGGATTCTGGACTGCGTAACGGTTGGCTACAAACTCTCCGGCATGGACTATTCCTTTGGGTTCGTCATGTCTTCCGGAGCCGGTGTAGCCACCTTCTTCAAAACCATTTATTACAGCCTTTGCCGTTTGGAAGGCTGCAGTGATTAATGCAATTTCAGCTGCAGCTTTAGCTAGTCCGATGAAACCTAGGGTTGCAATATTTTTCATTTGCGTTTCAGCTATGTATGCGATCATCATTTTTTGAAGGCTGTCCAAGATTATTTCCAAGGTTGCTTTCATGAAGTCACCCAAGGACGTTTCTGAGTCTGTCAGCATTTCTGCGAATGCTTCGCCAAACTGCTGACCTATATTCTGTGCGAATGATAGCTGTTCTCTTATCTTTCGCTGATTTTCTTCATAATTCTTACGGGATTTTTCAAGGCTCGCCTGTTGTTTTTTGTCAATAATCTCAGCTTTCTTTTCTTCGGAAATTTCAGAAGAAGAAAGTACCTGGTCGTAATATTCATTCTGAATATCGAGTAGCTGCTGACGATATTCCTGTTCGGATGACAGGCCTGTATAATGTCGCTGTGTTGCATCCTGGATTTCCATTTGATATTGCTTCTCCATCCGGGTAAAGGCTTCTTCAGATTTCTGTTGTGCTTCTTGTTCGTCTAGCTGAGCACATTGTTCTTTAAATTTGATTCGTGCTTCGAGAATCTTCTGTTCAATCTGCTGGCGTTTCTCCGGCTCCAGTCCGGCAATGGTCATCATATTCTCGAGGTGACGCATCTCCAGGTCTTCCATGAAACGGGTGTATTCCTGCTGTGTCATCTCGTCGCTGGCCAGATAGGTACGTTTCAAATCGGTCAGTTCATCGTAATAACGCTTGTTTTCTGCTGTTACCTGGGGATTTTCTTTGGTTGCTTTGACTGTCTTTTCGTTGGTTGTAATGGTTGTGGTGATATTTGTATTTTTCTCCTCTGGTATGGAGCTGATTATTTTCTTCAGCTCCTTTTGCCGTCTGTCCAGTTCCAGCAAGGACTCAGCTTTTTCTTCTGCCTGGTTGTCCAGAGAGTGAAGCAAGGCTTTACGCTGTGATTCGTCTATATCGGTACGGGCTTCGATAATCTTCTTTTGTTCATCATAATACTTGCGGTAAGCTATCACTTCTTTTGATAACTTATCTTCGATGATGGCCAGTTCGGACTCTGCATCCGATTTTAGTTGCTGACGCTGACGGCCATTCAGGGCATCGATATTTTTGTACCTATCTTCAATGCTTTTATACTTCTCCAGTTCATCCTGAGTACGCTGTAATTCTTCGTTGTACTTTCGCTGTGCTTCTGTAGCTGCGTCTGTATTGGGGATGAGTTTGGTGGATATATATGTCACAAGGGCGGTTAGTCCGGCAAGAACCAGTCCGGCCGGATTTAGCTTCAGTACTTTATTGAAGCCATTCGTCGATACGGTTGCGACCTTGACTATCAGGTTATACGCTTTTGTGTAGATGGTGGCTGCATTGACCGCAATATTATATGCGGCCAGTGCGGATCCGGAGGCTATCAGTACTGCCTTATATTTGATGCACCAGTCTATCAGGGTAGGGAGGGCCACGATGATTTTTGTCGTCCAGCCGGTAAGCAGTGACAACGACGGGTTAAGCCGCTCCATCAGTTCGATGCCGGCCTCCTTGATGCTGTTGCGGTATTGTGCCATTTTAGCTTCGTTGGTGTCGGAGTTGATGGCTGCCTGTTCCATGGCGATGTTCGTATCCGTGACAGCTTCGGTGTATTGGCGTACTTTATCCGCATTGTCAATCAGGATAGTGGCGGCAGAATAGGCTTCTTCGCCGAACATGGTTTGGATCTGTGCCGCTGTCAGGGACTTTTTGTTCAGGTTCTCGAGTGCGGTCTGCAAGCCTACTACCTTCGGGTTGGTTTCATCCGGTCCGGTCTGCAGTACCAGGAAGAACTTACGGAGTGCGGTACCGGCCGGTTCTGCCTCCAGCCCTTTTTCTGCCAGCATCTGGATGGTACCCTGCAGCTGTTCGATGCTCACCCCAGCACCAGAGGCGGCTACACCCGCATTCTTGATGGATGCAGCCTGGGCGGAAACATCGGCTGCACCTTCTTTGGAACCGGCGGCCAGCACATTCACATAGCGGGCTGCCTGGTCAGCTGATTCTCCGTACATGTTAAGAGATACGGTGGTGGCCGTTACGGCATCCTTCAGGTCGATTTTGGCCGCTGCTGCCAGTCTCATGGCTTCGATAGTGACGGCGTTCAGGGCTTCCTTGTCTTTCAGAAGCTCCGGTTTCTTGGAACCGATGAGCATGTATGCCTGAAGAATTTCGTCGGATGACTGACGGATGCGCAGGCCGGACTCGTCCATGGTAGTGGACAGTTGCTCGGCCTGTTTTGTAAGCCACTGGATAGATTCATCATCCAGGCCGGTCAAAGCCTTCAGCTCTGCCTGGGAGGATTCCTTTGAATCGCGGTTGTTGCGAAGGGTATTCAGGGCCATAGACACGCCCGTGATGGTGGCTGCACCCGTCGCCAACAGGCCGCCCCATTTAGCAAAACCGTTGTTGAAGCGGGACAACCATCCTTCTGTCTCCTGTATTTCAGTCTTTATCTTCTGAAGTTCGGCCGTCACCAGTTTGGCCTGCTGCTGGTAGTATTTCCACTCCGCAGAACCTCGCTTAATATGTCCGCTGTTCAGCTGTCGGTTGATGGCTGTCAGGGTGGCACGAAGCTCTTTAGGCGTGGCTTTGTCGAGGTTATTCATTACCTCAGTAAGTGCCGTGGTATCTTTCTTCAGCGTCTTAATCTGGGCTTCCGTTTTCCGAAGCTCGGAAGTGACCTGCTTGATTTTAGATGTATCACCGGCTTGGTAAGCATCTGCCAGCTCCTTTTTTAATCCGGACGCAATCGTTTCCAGATTCTTGAGTTCCTGCTTTGCTTCTTCACCGTTTACGCGGACCTCGACGGTTGCTACCTGGTCTATAGCCATATTATTTCTTGTTTAAGATTACACGAATTTTGTACACTGCAAACAGCACAAAGAGAATAAGCACTACGATGGTGAATACCATGCAGAACTTCTGCCATGGGGTAAGCCTCCTTTCTACTTCTATCGTCTGCACTGATTTTTGAATGATTGTACTGTCTTTTCCTGGAATGAATACCGTATCTGAAGGTACCTTGAACTCTGTCATCAGGTTGCCCATGGAATCCAGTTTGAACCGTAGACGTGCGTTTTCGGATTGTGCCATGTCCAACCAGGAAAGGACGACGCGACCGTTCGAGTCGCATTCCAGCAAGGCCCGGATGGATGCGGAATCAGCCGGGCGGAATACCGGCACCAGTTTGTCATGCACGATGATCTGTGTATGACTGTCTGAAGTAAGGTGCTTCCCGGATTTACATCCGAGAAACACCGAACCACACACAAAGAAGAAAAAAAGTATGATTAAAACTCTCATAACAATGCCCATCCTTTTTCTATATCTGCCATTACAGCCGGAACTCCATTCTCTACCTGGGAAATGGCAGCCGCAAAGGCACACATGGTCGTTTTGTCCTCCACGTTCGGGACGTAGGTTGTCGGTACCTGCATCTCCTGGCATACGCGTGAAATGTAGCCTGATGTGTTGTTTTCGGTTCTGGGTGCCCATCGGCTGATGAAATCTGCAATCGTCTGGCATCCGTATTTCCGGCGGTAGTTCTGCAGCAGCTTGATTAATGCCCGGTAACCATGGGCCATGTCTTCGAATTCTTCGAAGGCCTTGTCTTGTTTCTTAGATGCAGGAATCTCTCCCTGCCAGTCTGTCGCATCTGAGTTGCGGATGTTGCCTGGATTGTTGTTGCGCAGGCCTCGTGGTTGTGTTGTCATAAAAAACTTGCTTTTATAGTTAATAATCATTGGGCGGTTGTCTTTTACCGCATCCTCTTACGTCACACCGTTTTACAATCAGCTTTTGATTCTCTAATTCCAATGTTGTATTTTTCTCCATGAGCTCGCGAATTCGTAGGCGGTCTTCATTCTTTTCCGCATAAAGCTGGTCTATCTTTTTGTCCTGCTCTTGTACTTTAGCTTCTTTTTTTTCATAAAGTTCTTTCCATTCTGCAGCATAACTGGTAATGTTGTCCGTTTCGGCTTTACGAGCAATTGCTTCTTCCTTTCGAGCTGTTGCTTCCTCTTTTCTACGCCGTGCGTCGTGAAACATGAATACTCCTATTAGCGGGAGGAAGATTGAAGAAAGGATACTACTGATTGTATTGACGATATCATTTAAAAACTCCATATAGGTAAATAATCAAAACTACAATTATAGGAAGGAGTATTCCGGCCAAAATGTCCAGCCAGTCCCATTTCCCACCAATGCTTTTTTGAATATATTCTACAGCACACATTGCTACAAATACGCATATTGTACCGGTCAATGCAGCTTGTAGGATAGTCATGGTGGTAAGAAGAAGGACTGAGCCAATCCAGATGATAAAAATAATGATACCTGCTTTGAGGTGTTTTGGGCGGTTACTAATCTTCAGCCACTCAAACAGATTGGATAAATTTGTCATACTTTTGATTGTTTGTTACTCAAAAGTATGAAGTCATGGAGTAGGGTAAAAAGACATAGTGAAGTAGAATATGGGTAGAAATAACTAGCTAGTAGCCTTATTTCTACTTATAATCTTTTGAAATTTTGAAACTACGCGATGTATATTAGATTGTATAGGATAAATCATTTGAAAATATTAAATTTGTAATATCAGTTTGAAATACAATTATTTATTAAGAATTTATTCAAAAATGTTATTATGACAAAATATATTAAGTCACCTATTGATGAGTTATTTTATTCATTAATGGGATTTTATCCCACAAAAGAAGGAGCGGCATATGAAATAATATCAGCTGCAGCATTAAGCCTACTCGAACATAGAGAGGCTAAGCATAATCAATTTTTAATTGGTCTAAGTGCAAGTCAATATCAATTAGATGGGCTCATTGAAAATGATACAATGATTGAATCTAAAGATTACACAAAAAGAGGGGCAAAAGTAGGTAGGGATGACTTACAAAAGTTGGAAGGTGCATTAACAGACTTGTTAGAAATAAAAAAAGGGTATTTTACTTCTGCTACTGAATACACGGAACCGGCTCAAATGTATGCAGAAGCAACATCTAAAAATCCTTTACAGAAAGAAATCATACCAGTACATTTACGCCCATCAACTAAAGATGATGAAGAAGGTAGAGTAAATAAAATACAAATTCAGATGACAATGGTAGTACCAGATTTTAAAAATGGGACATTTAATATTTTATACTCCGATAAGGAAGAAGAAATAAAGCTCAAGGAATTCATTGAAACAATTGGTCCTATGTCATTAAAAATTGAAGAATTTTATGATTCCTCTGGGAATGTAATTGAGACTGTTGAAAATATATGTAAAGAACAACAGCCTAAATTTCCGATGGATGCTACTGAGTTTGATGGTGTTTTTAATATAGAAGCCTATATAAAAGTGAATGGTAATATGTTTTCTATCAAAGGATTAAAATATCATATGCCAATTTTACATCATACTGAGACTTTTACTATTGAAAGCGAAGGGGATGCCAAACTATTGATTAAATGTGATAAACTTAATATAAATAAATTAATGACAGACATTGAAATGATTAATGCAATCAAAGGTGTTATGGAGTCTAAGTAAATACTTGATTATGGTTTTTAGACACTGTCCAAAATTTTGTGTAAATGGAAACAGAATTCAGCTGTAAAATTCTTCTTATATCTGGATTCTGTTTCCAAAATTTAATATTTATGACACAAATAATCTGGTTTGCAGATAAATAAGATTCGAATATTGGGGGCGTTATTGTATAAATACCGTGAATTACCGAGTTATTCTACAACCGTATATCCTCCAAATCTCGAAAACCATATAGCCATGTCTACCATCGGCTGCGTTATGTCATATTCTTTGCTGTTATAACTGATAGTTTTCAGTGTGGTAGCTAATCTATCTACACAATGTCCTACACCCTTATATATACTGCAATCGCAAAACTGCCCTGCATTTTTACCTTGCTTTACCATAACTTGAGAAACAAAGCCTTTACATGTTGAATCCGCATCTCCAATAAAAAATCTTGTTGGGCATTTAAAAAACCTTAGACTTTTTATCTTATCCAATTCTCCATCTAAGAATAAATTTCCTATAACATACTGAGAAGCATCAACTATTTCTGTACAATTACGTGAATATGGGTCAAGCCCACTTACTTTATCGTAACTGAATGTTTCCAATGAATTGAATCCATAAAAATATTGTAGATTAACCAAAGCATCAGAAATTGTTAATTGACTATACTTCATAGAAGCCGCTGGGGAATCTACTGTGACAGCTTTAACATTGAAATTACCTAAATCAACAAAATTAAGTGCAGTCATACCTCCTTGACTATAACCGTAAGCATATACACCATCCCTGTCAATATTAAAGTTCTTAATTGCGTAATCAAGAGCCTTTCCTGCTGATTCAACCGCCATCCAATTACCTACAGGTCGTGAAACTGACAATCCGTTCTCAGATGCCAATTTATGTGGCAATCCGTTTGTTGCCAGCACTGCATATCCTCTATATAAGAAGTGTACAGCAGGAGCGAAATTTTCAAATCCAGCATTTTCTGTAACTGCTTCTCCTCCTCCATGGAAGAAAACTACCACTTTCAATGGTGCTTTCTTATTGCTGTGTCCTTTCGGTAAAAGAAGCTGACAGTAATCTTCATACATATTAGGCTCATCCTTTATCTGTGTCTGTTCCTGTGCTGTTAACACAGTTTTAATCGGATTATGAGCATTTACTTCAACGGTAAAGAAATTTTTCTCGTTGTATATAATTTCTTGAGAAGTATCCTCTTCCTGCGCTTTCAAACTTATGCTATAATTTTTAGCGGTATTAATAGCTTCTTCTTTTGAAGATGCAGGAACAGAAAAGTTGAATGTAAAGTATTTTGCTTCATTAGGTATATTAGAAGAGGTCAAATCTTTAGTGTTAGTTACCGATTTATCAATTCCTAAATAATCATCATTTTCGTCATAAAACAATACTCTGTAAAACTTAACGTCACCGCTATTAATAAGATGTATTTCCTTTGAAGAAGGTATAGAAAATTTTCTTTCGGTAGTAACCCAATAAGGAGACGCTTGAGCATTTTCGACATTATATGCCCCATTAGAACTTTGCCAAGAAGCATGAGCCAATTTTTCTTTTTCCAACGAAATTCCGAACTCTTCAAACACTGTATTTTCAATGTCATCGACTTTTCCCAATTTGTCATTAAGAGACGATACATCTTCAAACAAAGTATTTACATCCTTATTATCCTTTCGTGTACCCTTAATTATAATATTTGTTTTGTCTGAAATATTGGAACCAATATTTATACCTACATATACTGTGCCTTCGGGTATTGGAAATTTGTTGGTTGTATTTCCTGTCCACTGTGAAAGATATTTATCATTCGCATCATAGTATATTGCTCGTATCGCATTTACATTAAGTTCTATTTGCTGTAACCCGAAACAAGGTATTTTCTTCAGAACAACCCATCCTGTCATACCTTTTGTAAAAACCCCTGTATCTTTTGCCCAATAGCAATCATATAACTGTATCGGTAATGTATTAAAATCGATAACGCTTTCTAATAATAAATCTGCAAGATATAAGTCTTTCTCGTTCGCCAATCTAACCCACCATATATCCAATGCCCATTGAGCGTTGCTGACATCTGTATGAATATACTGTTCATTTACCCAATCTCCGTCAAGGTTTTTGTACGATATAATCATTCCCGATTTCCTTTCTTGCGATGGAACTTGTTTTCTCGTTGTGGCTACATCTGTGTTCCATTCAAGAATCTTATTACCCGATTTCTTTTCTAGCTCGGTAAGTTTATCATCCCGCTCTTTCAGTTCTTCATCGGTTTGGGTTTTGTCATAGTAATCTTGCTCGAGCTTGTTTATGTGTTCCAGCATTGCCGTGCCTACACGGGTGGCTGTGTTCTGTTTGTTTGTTTTTTCGTCGCGGATCTGGATGGCCAGTTGCTTTAATTCTTCGAATGTTTTTGTTGCCATATTTCTGAGTTTTTTACGAAGTAAACTTACCGAGTTATTCTACAAAAAGACATTAATAAGAATACCTGTTCTTATTTTTCCAATGTGAACCCCAAAGACGGTTTCTCAACGATGTTCCTCTTACTCTTTCGTTGTATTGGATGGCGTCAACGATTAATCCACAGAATTCTTCTGAATACATGAAGGCCATCTGTTCTTTTAATACCATAACTGAGGCATAATATGGACGTGAGAACCATTCTCGAGGATACCTTGTTTCACCTGAAGTATATCCACCTCCCCAACCTGGGCCTCTTTTACGTGGGACATCCAGCCTGTTTTCGACGCGATAGCTGTAATTCAACACATCAAGATAACCTTGATTACCTTTTTTATATCCGACTCCGGTACCACAATCTTGGTATATGCCGTACTCCATGAATTTGTGCTGTATGGTTGCGAAGTCGGTTGATCCAGCTACGTTTTCAGTGATTTGCCGATGTAAAGTATAGGTATCTATTACGTGCAATCGTTCTATCTTCTCACGCCAAATGTTTACCATCATCTCCGACCAGGCGTTCATGTATTTTAAACGGTCTTCAGGAGTTGCATTTTCTGCCATTTGCCGTTTCTTCTCTGAATCAAGGCTGTGCCACCCTGTATTCATTCCATGCCATCCTCTAGCCATTCCACTCGTCCTCCTTATAACATAAATCTGTAGGTTCGGTCAGTTCGACCATAAAGTACAGGCCGGTACATCCGGAAATAAAGTATTCACCCAGCTCACGGGTGTAGATGCGGGATACATTCAGGAAGGATAAATCCAGGTCTTCGTAGATGTATTTGTCACGAATCATTCGGGAATGGAACTGTCGGAAGATCTGCCGGCAGATGTCCAGCTTTGCCGCACGCTCGGTCATGTCGTCGTAGCGGTAACGAATCAGGAGGAATACTGTGAAGGTGCGCTTTTTGAACCAGCCGCCTCCGATTTGTTCGGTAGCTGCGTCGTTGGTATCGTCGACGCAGACGAAAGCAGATTGTTTCCGGAAATTGTCGAGCACATCCTGGAGTGAATTGATACCGCTGCAGGAACATGGAAAGAATGAGTTGGCTTTGGCCAGCTTGTTCTTTTCGGTCAGCTCTTTAAAATAGGCGTGGCCGTCAAAGAATTTACTTGTGTCCATTTTGTTTTGATTTTAGAATTTGAATATCGTGTGCTTTGGCATCCAGTTCGGTCAGTGCCCGCCAGCAGTCCATCTGAAGGACTTCCTTTTCTTTCGTCACGTCGCCGCCGGTCAGTGCCCGGATCTGGGCGTTCATCGCGCCCATCAGGTCGGGCAGTTCCGGCTGATCAGCGTCGGTCCTCTGTTGGAACGGCTGGAAGAAATGGGGAAAAAGGGAGGCGAAGTACAGTTTGATGCTGCCCCACCAGAGGAATACGGAAACCAGTTCGTATTCCTTGATGCGGGAAAAGGCGGCTTTCAGTGAGCCTCTAGCACCCGGTTTCTTTTTGTAGAGGAAACCATATAGGGATTTGAGCTGGGAAACGTCCTGCGAATACAGGTAGCCCTGGTAGTGGTTCTCACAACAAAGGTAATCTTCGAAGCTCAAGCCGTGTAGCATCGCATTGATGGCATAACGGCCGCCTATCCTGTCCAGCCGGACGGGATAAGCGTTGGGCTCGGAGATGAAATCAATCTGCCGGAGGAAGCTGCGCACCTGCCAATCCTGAAGGATGAACCTCAGTTTCTTGCGCCAGTTCAGGCGGAAGGTGCAGAGCCATCCTTCTTTCACTCGCTTCCGGACACGGATTCCGGTGAAGCGCATGAAGACGTAAGTCTTAGCCTTGACCGGAGAAAACAGGGTGATGACCAGGAACACATACCGAAGCTGTTCCTGATTGAGCTGCTGCCAGGAAGTGGGGAACCGGAAGTCGAGGATTCTACCCCCAAAAGTATGTGGAATCATCTTTTTCATTCTGATAAGTCTGGAAGTGTTTGACTTTGTAGGCCTCGGAGTCCTTGTAGCTGGTGAATACCTCTACTTTGGATTCCGCGTAGTTCTCGATGCGTTCCAGCATGCTCTTTGCTGCCGGCCAGTTCTTTGCGATGCAGAAGCCGATGAACTTGCACATGTAGTCGGCCATGGCAGACTCTTCTTTGGTGAATGCATTGTGCCGGGCCTGTTCGAGGATGTGGTCGAAGAACTCGGCCGACACGTGCTGCCGTATCTTTTCTTCTGCCTGGTACATCTTTGTCCGGAACTCGAGCAGCTTGGAACGGTGTACGTCTGCTGAAGTGAAATCGACGTACATTTTCAGTTGTTTGGCTGTATACATCAGGTTCGGGATGTTGATACGGGCCTGTGCCGTATCTGCCCAGCTGGTACCGACCAGCAGCTCCAGGCATCGGTCGTAGGTATCTTCGGCTGCGTTGGTGACTTGCTGCAGCAGGTTCTTTACTCTGTCGGCTGAAGCCGGGGCCAGATTCTGGTTGGATACCACACCGAAGCCGGTGGGCGTCAGTACCAGGTCGAGTTGTGGTATCTGCTCCTGATAGGTACGCAGACAAACCAGCTTTGTGACCGCCTGCTCGAGTCCGGGAACAGTATCTAATTTGTCTGCCATGTCACCCAGCAGCACACAGTTGATGCTTTGAAGCGTGTCGTCCAGGTGAGGAGCAATCATATCATACACCTCTGCCGTGGAATTGGTGGCAGAGGAACAAATCTTCTCGAAAATCTCTTGTGAAAATGTGATAGCCATATTGATTCGTTTTAGGATTTGTTTTCAAGGTCTGAAGCTGTCTTTTGTTTGGCGTCGGTATTCTGGTCGAGGGTGGTGAGCAGCACCATGGGCACATCCGGATACACCTTCTCACTCCAGCCGTTGTACTCGATGACGATGTTATGAGGGATGTTCATCAGGTCGTGGAAAGGAATCTCCAGTGCCTGCTTGAGCGTGAACAGCTCGCGCTTGTCTGAACCGGAGTTGTTACTCTGTCCCTTGCCTGGTGTGGCACCTACCAGGTTGGGATGGATGTTGTCGCCGTAGCAGGTGATATTGCTGGCTTCCTGGATGTCTTCGCTCCAGTCGCCGCCTTCCTTGCCGGTCTCCACCACATTGATGCGTACCATCCGGACTTCACGGCCATTCGGGTCGATGTAGTATCCGGTAATCCAAACCTTGCCGCTGTTTTCGATTCCGGAAACAAAGTTCTTGATGTTTTCCTTCTCCTTTTTGATTCGCTCCATCTTCTTCAGCGGGTCGGTAATATGCTCTTCCGCACAGATGTTACTCCAATAGTCCTTGTGTACTTCGACCTGGTACTTTACGCTGGCATGGTTGCGGAGTTTCGCTTTCTTGCCTTTCCCAATCAGTCGCTTGATGTCGTACCAGTCACCCCGGAAAATGCTGGTGTAGTAGGGGATGGGGTAATACTGGAAGCCGGGGGTGGGGAAGCGCACAAGGATAGCGAATTTACGGTCATCAGTACGGGCTCTTGTTTCGCCATCGCGCCCTGGTTCACGCCCCATGAGCACCATCAGGTCGCCCAGCGGGTCGCGCGGATCCAGCAGACGGATGACTTCGTAGTCTTCCGGACGGAGCGAAGCGTTTTCGCGGAAATTGGCATAAATCACGTGATTGATTTTGCCCCTTCTGGCCTGTTGGAAACGGCAGTAGCAGGCCTCTTTGTGAATGAGCCGGTTGATTCTTTTGCCGTCCCTGGAAAGAATGATGACCGACACGCAGAAAAAGAAATACTTCATGTCTGTAGCCTGCTCGAGCTGGAACAGCGGCAGGCTGTTGTGAATCAGCCAGCGCTTGATTTCGGGATGGGTTGTCGGTTGTCTGGTGTCTACGTCCATGTACTTCAGTCCGGCACCGTAACAGGTGATGACGTTGAACAGCTTGTTCTGGCTCATCACTTCGTCGATGCCTATCATCTTGATGATATTAAACGGAAGCTGGTTGTCTTCACCGAAATTGACATACGCCATGCCTTTCCGACCGGGAACAGACGTAGTCTTCACATTTGCATCTTCATCGAATACCAGGCTACTGTCTTCTACGGAAGCCATTTCGGTGGCCACGTTGGAAACCTCGATGTCAAATATATCACCAGGCATGAAGTCGCCGTCGTATTGCAGGATTGTCTTGTCCATATTAAAGGTAAATTGTCATGTTGTTAATTTCGAAAAGGGATATGTCGCGGAAGGAACGGATTACGCCGGATGCCGGAAGGCGAACCCGATGGAGTCCTTGTCGCCAGTGTGAGCCGACGCATACCGCGCTTTTGTATTCCAGAATGTCACCTGTGCTGAGTTTCCAGAGCTTCAGGTTGCAGGGCTGCCCGGACTCGAGCAGCCTTAATGCGTCTTTGATATGTATTACGTTCATAGGCTTTAATTGTATGTGTCATCGAATGAGTCGTCGAAAATGTCCGGAAGCAGACGGAGCCGCTGCTGGTACCGGGATGCGAAGATGTAGGAAACTGTAAAAGCAAACAGTCCGTCGTCTTCATCGCTCCGGCTGGTATTGCTTTCGGTGATGGTTATCGGGATGTCGCCGGATTCATCCATCAGCCAGACTTCGGTAGCCCTTGCCACATCGTCGGCCAGGTTGAATATGCCTTCGGGGATGTAGCCTGTATTGAGTGTGTGCTTGCGCTGCTCGTCTACGTAATAGTTCTTGTATTGCCCGGCGAAGTAAGCTGCACTCCGGGTCAGTTCCGGCTCTACCGTATCTCCGCCCACAAAGTAGAATGTCTCGACACATCCGAACGAGTTCCGGAACTTCAGGCCGACGGATTCCGGTTCGTCCTGGTCTACGCGGAAAGTCTGCTTCCGGGCGCCGGCCAGGATGGTGTACCGCAACAGCCGGTAGCCGGACTGGGTAAATCGGGAAGGGGATACGTCTATGGAGCGGATACCGTAGTCGGCCACATTGCCCAGTGAACGCGTGGATTTGAGAAGCTGGTTCTGGTCGTTGACGAAGACACATTCTGCCGTCACGGGAATAGTCGTGCTGCCTGAAGACAAACTTCCGGTCGTCAGGTACAGCATTTCCGTGCGACCAAAGGAGGTGATTTTGTCACGCCCTGCCAAAGTCGTCAGGAAATAGTTGGTCACGAAATCTACTCCGCTGCAGGGGATGATAGGACGGCATAACAGCACCGTGAAGGTCTTGCTGATGGTTGTTTCACTGGAAGCGGATACCTCGTAGCTGAACTGAAGCATCGGTGAACCGATAAGGTAAGGCTCCATGAGTGAAAACAAATCAAGAATGTGTATCTGGTTGCTGGCGTCTTGAGTATAGGTTTCTTGCAGAATGACCGTATTTGCTTGCTTCAGCACAAAGGTTACCCTTTTGTCTGCGCTGATTGTGAAGTTGTCCAGCTGTGAGGACAGGACGAAATCGGGTATATCTTGTGGAATAGTGAGCATAAATCTTTGTTTTTCTCAAAGATACCCGGCTCCGGAAAGGGGTAAAAAGACAAAAGGTGCAGCGTCCTCACGACGCCACACCTCGATATAAATGTAGAAAAAATGTAATCATCTAAAAACTTGCAGTCTATCTGCGCTGCATCATCCATGCCGGCCGGCCATCGGGGCCGATGGTGAGTTTGTAATTTAACTCTACCAGGGTAGCGGCAATCTGGTTGATGCTGATTTCTGCCATATCTGACAGTTCATCCTGAATCTGTTGGGATGTTTTGTAGATAACACTGTCACTCTCCTTGTCTACCGGAAGATATTCCTGGAAGTAGCGGAGAAGGATATATTTGTCGAATTTGATTTTATCGGTTGCCATGTTCTGTCTCCTTTCTGTCGTTTAAAGCGCGTTGAATTAAATTACTGAGCTGCTCCATTTCGGGACGAGTGCAGCATAGTTTTTCACTTCCGTACATAAGAATACTATACTGTTCGAACAGTACCGCTTCCTCTTCGTATGCCTGGTATTTATCGACACGGAATATAGGTTGCTGTGAAGAGTCGGTCATCGCAAACCTCCTTTCTTGCAAAGTAAAATGGAACAAGCAAACCAGCAGAGGCAGGCAATGGCGGCCAGCCAATGGGTGAATACGGAACAGGTTAGGATACAGAAAGAAGCCAGTGCTTGAGAAATAAGCACAGCCTGGCGGTTGGAAACTTTCTCTTCCATGATGGAGGAGAACAATACATTTTCACGGTTAAGCCATAACGATATACGGCTTTGCTTTGCCTGGTTTGCAGGCAGGGCAATTTGATTTTTCATTTTTGTACGACATTTAAAATGAAACAATATTTTGATAAAGTACGGGAAGAGAACAAGAAAAGTTCCGCTCCCCGTTGTCGTACACCTGAATCAGGCAGTGGGTCCATTAAGACTCCACACGGGACGGAACTTATACGATATAGTAAACCACAAGGCATAAAAAATGCCCGCAGCATAAAAATGGCGAGCCATCTCGCCTGATTCAAATGTACGACATCGCAAATGTATGTTTTTGTTTTGAAATAGCAAAAGAAAAAGCAGAAACTTTTTTGAGGTTTCCGCTTTTTATAGAGCCTTTCAATCATTTCTCAGTACTTCCGAAGAAGTACTCCAGTACTACATAGGGAGTACTCCAGTACTTTCAGGGAAGTACTGCGGTACTGGTTAAGGAGTACTGAGTGTGATTAATTTTTCTTGTTATTCATAAATAGCAAAGCGTATCAATGAAATTAAAGATAGCCTAAAGTCTTATTGCTCTTGTTTCAGTTTCTCTAATCTTTTTTCATATTTTAGTTTGTTTGATTCTGAAAGTTTATTTTTTAGAGCATATTCAAGCATCCTTGTTTCATTTGATTTGTCATTTAACTTCCGATAGCATTGGATGATTCTGTCAGTTAAGTTTAAAACAAACTTATCTTTATTGAAGTAAAAAAGATAAAGGTCAAGTGCCTCTTTATATTTGCCTTCCTTTTGGAGAGAATACGCTTTGTCCAGTTCTCCTTTTTCATTCTGTTTGTTGATGTAATATTCTACAGATTTTAGCCGTGATTCATATTCTGGAATGTATTCTTCTTTGCCTTCGTCTTTACATACTGCAATAATCTGCTGTATCAATTCTTTTTCTTTATCATAGGCTTTCATTTTACGATAGCAAAAGCAAGCCTGGTGTAAAGAATACAGTCCAGATTCATTTGCAGCGCATGACAAAAATATCTCAACGGCTTTTTCAGGCTCACTATATTTTAATTTTTCAGCAAGCTCCAAATCGGGGTTGGTTTCATGGGCAAGACTACGCTCGGTAGTAATCTTGACAGTTACTCCATTGCCTATGTATTGCCCTTCTTTAGATGTCATCTTCTGAACTTTTAAGTCATCATCCGGAACACGTGCATCAAAAGGCAGAAAAGCGTTGGCATATATAAATGGTACATCGTCATTAGTTACTTTAGATACGATACATTTATATATTTTGTCCTTATATGCAAAGAAGCACATGGAATACTTTTTCTCTACATAACCAATATGATGCCCATCGGAAGTTAATACCATCATTGCAAATGAGTCATAATCATTATATGCTTCATGAATTAAAGTAAGTTCATCACCTACTCGAACATTTCTTGCTGCATTAATATCGGCTTGAGAGCGATAGGATGTACCTTTCACTGCAAAATTTACTTTTTTTGCAGTGGAAGGTATTTCTTTAGCTTTTTGCGTATTAGATGCATGATTTAATTGTGTTCTGTTATTGTCATAATTTGAAGTATTGCTACTTATCGTTCCATTGGATTTGTTATTTGAAGAGTCGTTCGATTTTTTCAAATAAGCGATAAATATAAATCCAGCTAAAAATATTATAAGGATAAATCCAATCATACTTGTTTATGTCTCAAAATAAATTCTGTTGTTGTGGCTCCTTGGTAGATTCTTTATATTTCTTAATCATGCCGAGCATCAGTTCATCTCTTTCTATACCCTGGTTGATTGCTTCAATCATCTGCGGAGTCGTGTTCTTATCTTTCAAGTCCTTCTTGTTCTGACGAAGCTGGCCACTTGCCCGGGTGTTTAATGATTCAAGTACGATAGATTCTGTAGTGAATTTCAGTTTCCGGTAGGGAGTTGCACTGCCGTTGATTAGGTCTTCGAGCATCTGGAAGAACTCGTCTTTCTCTCCGCTCTTGAATTTGTTCATCAGGTAATCTGATACTACCACGACGTCAAGGTCTTTGTCGAAGTTCGTGGTTCTGGCATATCCGCCTACATTACCCAGCAGCTGCATGAAGATGTCCAGCCTTCCTGCCATTCCTGGAGAGATAAAAATTTCACGATTGTAGAATGTCAATTCTCCACTGTCCATAAAGGTCTTGAACCACAAAGCGTCGTAGGTCAAGTTTACATTTTCTTTTTTGATAGCCATATTCTTAGTGTTTAGTTATTTCGTTCATAATTTCGCATAATTCTTTCTCGTAAATGAGCCGGATGTTCTTTCCTTTGGCATTGAGTTCTTCAATCTTTTTGAGTTTAGACGGGCCGGCACCTTCTCCGACGATGACAATGTTTGTCTTACCTGATATTGTCGTATTTATGTCTGCACCGAATGATTTTAGGATAGAACCGAGTTCATCACGGTCAGGGTAGGCGCAAAAGATGCCTGTAATCACTACTTTTTTCTGGAAGAAAATCGTATCCTTGTTTTCTATGTCTTCTTCGGATAAAGGCATCAGGGTGTCATGGTCGTACTTGCGTGCTTCCTTATTTGCCATTACTTCCTTCAGGTCATAATGTGCAAGGTCTTTCGCCAGGTGTCCTTGGTAGCAAAGGTAAAGCTTTGCACAGGCTTCCGCATCAGCCAGTGCGTCGTGATGGTTGACAAGCTGGATACCGTTTTCTTCACAGCATGCTTTCAGGCCTTTGCCGTACAGTTCGAGTGTATCGACGTAGTGGCTTAGGTCAATTCCGGTCAGGCCATAGTATTCCATACAGCTTCTGAAGATGTTGATGTCTGTGGAGCTGTTGTGACATACAATCGGAA